GGAGAATCAAAGAACAGCGTAAGAATTATCAAAGACTATGATCTAGTAGAACTATCATTAGTTGATTCACCTGCAAATCACCTAGCAAATATTTTTTCAATTCAAAAAACAGATAGCGGAGACATCGCTACTGGTATTTTTAATAAGTCAAATATCCAAAATGTATTTTGGTGTGAAGTTGACGAACTAGCATACGTTGATGAAAATGAATCACACAAGTGTGCAAATTGCGATTCCGATCTAACCTCAATTGGTTGGATTGATGAAGTTTCAAAAGAAGATATTGCTAAGGCAGTATTTTCTCTTATTCAAAAAGCTAATGATGGTACCGTAACTAATGAAGAAACTCCAAATAAGTATCCAGAACAAAATGAACTAGAAGATGAGCTATTAAAAGCAAAATATAAGGTTGGAGATTTTGTTCAATGGAGATCTTCTGGTGGCACTGCAAGAGGTAAAGTAACAAGAGTTGTAACTAATGGTACAATAAAGGTACCTAACTCTGATTTCACTATTACTGGCACACCAGAAAATCCAGCAGTAGCTATTAGAGTTTACCAAAAGGATGGAAATTCTTGGAAGCCATCCGATACCACAGTAGGACATAGAATGAATACACTAAGATCTTGGGCAACAAAAGTTGCCAAATCTTTAGGTGTAACCACAGGTTTGCTACAATCAGAAGTAGTAAAAATGGCAGTTGACTTAGAATCAGTTGCCTACCAACAAAATGAAGGAGGTGTTGAAGTGGCTGAAAATACAGAGGTCGTAGAGACCAATGAAGATATTGTTAAGTCTGATGAAGTAGCTGAAGAAGTTGTAGTTGATGAAGTTGTTGAAGAATCTGCAGAAATCGCAGAAGAAGCACCAGCAGAAGAAGCTCCAGTAGCAGAAGCACCAGCAGAGGAATCTGTTGAAAAGTCTGATTCAGAAAATGTTGAAGCTACAGTAGCCTCCACCGATAACGGTGAGGTAACTGATATGGCTAAGGCTCTTGACGAGATTAAAAACTTCATTTCAGAAACAATTTCAACGAATACTGCAACAAATACAAATGCTATCAATGAGGTAGCAACATCTGTTGCAGAAGTAACAAAGGCTCTTGCAGATAAAAATGAAGAGCTAAACAAAGCTTTGGCTGATGTTAAAAGCACTTTGGAAAATCTAAATTCCAGAGTTGACTCGGTTGAGTCAGACACAGCCGTAAAGAAGTCTGGAGAATTGGAAAATGCTCCAGAACAGACTACCATGCTACGCAAGTCAGTATGGGGTGGACGCTTCCTCGGCTCCGCAGAATACCTAAATTAAAAAGGAAAAGAAGGTGAAATAAATAAAATGAGTGATATTATCGAAAAGGCTGCAGCAAGTGGTACAGTAATCTCTCCACTGGAATCCCCAGGTGCAATGACATCTTTTGATGTTAGCACAAACGAGGGTGGTGTACTTAACCCAGAGCAGTCACGTCAGTTTATCGACTATATTTTTGACGAGATGGTTCTTGCCAATGATGGTCGTAGAGTTGTAATGAGAGCAAATACAATGGAACTTGATAAGGTTCGTGTTGGTTCACGTCTTGTTGCTAAGGCAACACAGGCTGAGGATACAGGAAGCAATTCAGCTCCAGCGTTTACAAAAATCGAACTTACAACAACGAAGTTCCGTCTAGACTACGAACTTTCAACAGAATCCCTAGAGGATAACATTGAAGGTGAGCAGCTTGAGGATCACATCGTTCGCTTGATGGCAACTCAGTTCGGAAACGATCTTGAGGACATTGCTATCAATGGTCGTCCAGCCTCGTCTGGAGATGGTTCTTACAATAACACCCTTGCAGGGTTCTATCGTCAGACACTTGATGCAACATATGCAGGAGCACACGAAGCTGCTGCTGCATCTGCAACAATGACCAATGTTTGGGAGTCTTCTCCTGAATCAGCTGATGGTTCAACAACGACACTTGGTTTGGACGCTATCGAAGCAATCTACAATGCATTGCCTCGTAAGTTCAAGGCTCGCCGTCAGGACCTTAAGTTCTACATGAACAGCAAGCATCTATCAGAATTGCTTTCCGAGTTGAGAAACATCGGAACAGTTCCAGATATGGTTGCTACCCGTGTAATCGATGGCGTAATTCCACAAGTTGGTGGATCCGCAGGTGCACAATACCTGATCTTCGGATTGCCAGTTGTAGAAGTACCTTTGTATCCAGACAACTATGTTGATCTAACTCTACCTAGCAACAGAATCTGGGGCTTCCAGCGTGATGTAACCGTACATCGTGAATTCAAGCCAAAGAAGGACACAGTAGAGTACACAGTATACGTCCGTATGGGTGTAGCATTAGAAGAAAAGTCAGCGATTGCATACGCAACTCGTGCCAGCTAATCTATCTATTAAAAACAGGGGCTACTTCGGTAGCCCCTGTTTTACTTTTAGTGTATAATTTATGATAGGAGGATTTTGTGTTTAACGATAAAACTGTTTACGAATTAAAAAGTATCTGCATGATGTATGATATTGAATATCCAAAAACTGCTAAGAAAGCTGACATTATTAAGCTAATTGAAGAAGCAGGGATTACAGAAGAAAAATATTCAAAAGACCTAGAGGATGCATTTGGTATCAAAGAGGCAGAAAAAGTAGAAGTAGAAGTAAAAGTTGTAGAAAAGAAGCCAGTTGAGACTAAGACCGAAGAAAAGGTTGTACTAAAAATGGTATATCCAAGAGGTGCTTATAATGTCGGAAATGGAATTATTTTTACAATAGATGAGCCTTTTAAGATGTTTTCAAGATCTGTTGCAGATGACATCTTAAGGAGAGCAAAAGACGAAGTAAGGGAGGCTACTCCAGAAGAAGTTGCAACATTCTATGGCGTTAATGTTTAATGAAAGAATATTTAAGAACTGAAGGTGATGCTGTAACCATTCCATATACAGCCCCATCAGGCACAGATGCAGTTGTTTTTAGCGTATATGACCTAGACTTAGAAGAATATGTTCAGTCAGATGAGTCGTTGGCAAAAAGAGCAACAGTAACAGCAGCATCTGGTAATGGAACTACGATTACATATACAGCATCAAATACCTTTGCTGTTGGTGATACAGTTAGTATTACTGGTCTATCAACAACAACAGGGTCAAGTCTTAATAAAACAAATGTTGTAATTGCAACTAGATCAGATTCACAATTTACTGTAACAAATTCAACAGTTGGAACTGCTACAGCAACCCAGTCTGGTATAGCAATACAAACAACGACTCAGTTTAACTTAGTCTTAGATCAAGATGTTACAACATACGATAGAAGATTAAGAATTGAACTTCAAATTATTGATGCATCATCCTATACTGAAGATGAAATTTATGCAAGTATCATTAGACCATACGCAACAACAACAGAATTAGCAGAATATGCTGGATTAGAAATCGTTAGTAGTAATCCAGGTTTTGGTGAAATTACCGAAGCGGAACTAGTAAAATTAGAAAGAAAAGCAAGGCTTTATATTAATTCAAGAATTAGTGATAACTTTAACTTTAGATATAAAACAGTAGGTGTTCTAGGTCAAGGAGCAGATGTTCTTTATATTGGAGAAAGAATTGAATCATTTGATAAGATTATTAAAGACGATGAAGTAATTTATGACATTACAGAAGATCCAGAGATTAACCTTTTAGATTATCCATTTGCTGTTACTAAAGGAAAGAACTCCCTAAAAGTTGTTTGGGAAGGTGCAAACATTATTGAATGGTCAGATACCAGTGTTATTAATTCCGCAGGATACTTTGAAAGAAATAGTTTATATTTAATTCGTGGTGAATACGGATGGAAATATGTACCAAATGATATTAACCAAGCAACAATAGAACTTGTAAACGATATGATTTGTTCAGATTTTAATTATAGAAACCGTGGCGTAAAGTCTGTTAAGAATGATGCCTACACAATTGAGTTCCAGCCTGGAACAGGAATCGGAAGCATTTTAGTGGAATCACTAATTGCACCTTATAAAAGATTTGATCTTTGGGCGGTGTAATAAATGAGTTGTATTGCTCACGCCTCATATACAATGAAGGCAGATATTTACAGTCCTAGAAAAATACAGGATGTAAATAGTGGAACTTTTCAGAACATGTGGACATTAACTTCTACGGTTGATTGTTTGGCTAAGGGTATTGTTAGAGATACCATCTCTCAAAACTCCAGTGCTGTTGATATCAAAAACTACTTAACCGCAGTTAGTAATATCGTAAAAGTTAGAACAGCAAATCCAATAAGTTCAGAAGATAGAGTGGTTAACGTCAGGAATGCCTCAGGAACCATCTGGAGCGAATCTGGGGTCATTACAACAAGCGGTGGTGTTGAAGGAGCAACTATTTTTGAACCTCGTGGTAGCACTCCAATTATTGATTTTGACGGTAGAGTCATAGAATATGAAACAGTCCT